GCTAGGCGCGTCAATGCTACAGTCTGGTCAGCAGACACAGCTTGGTGCAGAAGTAGCAGCAGCAAACCTACAACAACAGCAGATACAGGCTATTGCTAATCTGTTGGGTGGTCAACAAGCCAATACTCAAACAGGACAGACAGCACAGACAGGTTTGTTTGAAAACTTGTTTAATAGGTTTACAGGTAACAATACCACTGCTCCTTTGAACGACGCAGCTAACACACAAGCAGCTCTTGACTACTACTTAGGTAATCCATAATGGCTAATATAGATATTTCGTCCTTGTTCTCTGACGTGCTTCCTGATCCTGCTAGGCAGCAACAAGAACGTGTACTACAACAGAATGACGCAGTTAATCAGGCTAATCTTGTAAATCAGTTAGGTGGTATGGCTGCTTACTACGGCCCAGAGCGTAGTCGTGCGTTACAGCAGTCTGCGACAGGCTTGCTTGGTATTCAACAGCCTACGTCAGCAGCTGATCAAGTTAAAGCACAGCTTGCAGCGGCGTCTTCTCAGAAACAAACACCTGACAGCCTTATTAGGTTGGCTAAACTTGTTGAAAACACTGATCCGCAGAAAGCAGCTCAGTTTCGTCAAGCGGCAGCGCAGATGCAAGCAGGTGAAGCAGCTCTTATTGGCTCACGCGCAGAAGACAGAGCAATAATGACACAGGCTCAACAGCGTATAATAGACGCTGCTAAAGATGGTACTCCCGAAGCACAAGCAGTAGCAAGAGAACAAGCTGCTCGTCTTCCTGCTTTGTTTGCTAACGACCCTAAAGCAGCTCGTGAGTATGTTTTAAAACTAGAAGAAGAACGTAGAAAAGCTGCTGATGATATAAATAAGGCAGGCGCGGCTACTACTAGACAGCGAGATGATGAGATAGCTTCTAGAAAAGTTGAACTACAAAGGTTGGGCTTGGAAGGCCCTGAGCTAGAAGACACAGCTGCTAAGTTAGTAGATGGTAGCTTAAGAATAGAACTACAAGAGGACGGCAGTCTCTTCCAAATTGACGATGTATTAGCGGCTAGTCCTGACCCTGCAATACGCGCAACAGCCGTTAAACGAATAAGACCTGACGATCCGCTAGCCACTGTAGAAGACTTAAATCCTTATGATCTTCCTGAAGGTATGAGTTTGGCAGAGGCTGCTACAAAAGGAACAGGCATTGTCAATATGTTTAAAGAAGGTATTGCAAGGTGGACAAGTAACTTTGTGCCTTCTGCCTTAGATGATGACAGAACTAAGGCGAAAAACGTACTGAACGGAGCTGATAATTTATTGATACGTGCCTTCTCTTTAAATCCGCGCTACCCAGTAGCAGAGCAAGAAAGAATCAGAGAAACTTACGGGATTAATCCTAAACTAGGAGAGTCTCCTAAGTCAATGGCATCAAAAATAGAAAACTTAGACAGCTTTACAGAGAGAGAGTTAGCAAAACTAGTAAAGAGCGTTAATGACCCTACAACAGACCCTATAAAGCGGTTGGCTGACAAAGCGACAATATCTGAGTTAAAGTCGTTTAGAGGTATTATGTTTCCTGTTGAAAAGCAAGCCCCTGTTGTAAGAAACATAGATGATGTAACTGTCATGACAGTAGATGACGTTAATAGATACATAGACAACACTAGCGAAGAAGACTTTGCGAAGCTACCTAAAGCGACGCAACAAGCTATCCTAGCTAAGATGGGAGGACAATAGTAATGGAAGATGACCTCTTAGACACACCAGAACTGAATCAATTTAGAAATCTAAGAAACGCTAGAGCATTAACGCAAGAGGAGGCGTTAGCGCAGAGTAGTGCTGAGAAGGGTGGGCTGATTGACGACATCGGCAGAAGCATGATGGCGTTGCCTGCTACGTTATTCTCTGGTGATGTAGAGCTTAGAAGACAGGCTATACAAAACAACCCTGAGTTATCTAACTATCAAAAAGCTAAGCAGTTACGCGACCTGCCGCCAGAAAAAGAAGCACCAGACACTGTTGGAACAGCAATGGGAACAGGGGCTACTGAGTCAGGCGTAGCTAACATAGCGATAGGTTTGCTTGCAAAACGAGTCCCTGCAATAAATGGTGCGGGTAGGGTGCGTTCAGCGTTACAGAACACTATTAACCAGTATGGTGATCTGTTCCGTAGAAACCCTGTAGGAACAACGCTGAGCGAAACCCTCATAGGCGGTGTAGCAGGAGGAGGTGGCTTCACACTTAAAGACGCCTATCCTGACTTACCTGCTGCACAGTTTATTGGTGAAATGACTACTGGACTTGGTGTAGGCTTGGGTCTTCCGTATATAGCTAAGAACTTAACACCGACAGGCATCATTGTTAGTAAAGGGAGGGATTGGTTTAGTCTTGAAGGCGCTACCTCAAGAGCAGCGACTAGGATGCAAGGACTTGCAGACCCTGAGGTTGTTTTAGCTCGGTTAAGAAGCGGGGAAGAGTTAAGCCCTAACGCTGCGTTGACTACTGCACAGCGTACAGGACAGTCTAAACTAATAGCCTTAGAAAATACTATTGTTGACGCAGCTAATGATGGCACGTTATCGCAGCAGTATGCTGACGCTCTACAGCAGACAAACCAAGCAATTAAAGACGATCTTGATTTCGGTGGTACGTTCCCAGAAGATACGCAGCAGTTCTTTGCTCATCAGGTAGCCCACTATAGTGCTTTGTTAGACGCACGTATGGCTGTTGCTGCTGAAAGAGCAAACCAAGCTGCTTTAAAAGTATCTCCAAGCCAAACTAAAGAAGCATTAGAAACAGCTGTTAGAGAGGAAGTTGAGGCTGCATACAGAGAAGCGCGTGGTCTAGAAAACAGCCTGTTTGAGGCAGTCGATCCTGAACTACCTGTAGATGTTGGCGTCTCTAAATCAGCTAGAAACAACTGGGCAGGTAAGTTGCCACAAGCTCAGAAAAAAAATATGCCTTCAGCTGCGCGTTTTCTAGACCCAAAATCTAAAAAGTATATTGGCCGTGTAAAAAAGAATAAGAAGGGTGAGGCACTAAACACACTAGGACAGACAACAGTGTTTGAACTACGTGGTGTACAAAGCGCATTACGTGCAGAAGCTAGAGCGGCTAGGTCTGGTGACGTACCTAACAGGCAAAAAGCAATGATAGCCGATGAGTTGGCTGACTCAATAACAGAAGACATCTCTCGTATCTATATGGATACAGAGGGTGACAATCCTGTTGCGATGGCTGTTGCTTACTCACGAGAACTTAATCAGCGTTTTTCTCAAGGCACAGTAGGTAAGATATTAGGTAAGTCAGGAACAGGGGCAGCACGTTTAGACCCCTCTGTTACTTTATCTAGGACTTTAGGAATTAGCAGCGCTTCAAACAAAGTTGCTTATGACCAGATACTAACAGCAGTTGAGGGGAACCCTGCGGTACAGGCTTCTATGGAAGACTTTTTAAAGCATAACTTTTTTAGAGGATCGGAGTTCGATGCTGCCGCAGCTAACCGTTTCTTAAACTCTAACGAAGACTTAATGGCGAGGATGCCTGTTCTCCGTGATGAAGTAAATGAAGCTATCAGGACAGGTGATGCCACTAGACTAAAACGTCCTCGCGGTTTTGCAGACCCTAAAGTAAATAAAGCTATAATATTTACTGGCAAAGGCCCTGACGAGGCTTTTAACAGTATTGTAAACAGCATGACAACTGGTAGGGAGATGCAGCAACTTGTAAGAATGGCTGCTAGAGATGTAACAGGAGAAGCTACAGCAGGTTTGCGAACTTCGTTTACTCAATGGGTTTTAAAGAATGCTTCTGATAACGCAGGAAATGTAAACGGAGCTAGTTTAGCCGCTATCTTTGATGACAGAAAAACAAAGATCATGATAAATCAGTTGTTTGATAAAAGCCATAAAGCTAGGTTTGAGCGCGTAGTCAGGACAGCTAAACTGTTAGACACAGCAAGGACAGCAGGGACGCTGACTGATATAGGTACTGATAAACTAGATATGTTTAGCAGCCTCGTTGCTAGGGTTACTGGCGCTAAGGTGGGTAGACAAGTCAGCAACACTATACAAGGCCCTGCTATCTTTGCTCAGAAGTTCCAAGAGTTAATGCAGGCAGGTATTGCAAACCCCGCAGAAAAGCTACTAATAGACGCTATAGACAACGAAGAGTTGTTTAAGTCATTAATGGCAGTAAAGCTAGGTGGTAAGAACAGTAATAGGGTTTTAGTAAGAGCTGACAGAGCTATTAATGCTTGGATGGGTGTTACTCTAAAGAACCTCGCTACAGAGGAAGAAGAGCAGCAACAACCTGCACCGACTAACTAGGTACTTCACAGGCGCGGCAGACATCAAAAGAATATCATGGATTTCCCGCCTCGTCAATAACAAACGGAGCATTAAACTAAATGTTTATAGAAGAACCGTACACTGTAGCCAAGAACTTGACAGCAGGAGTGTCTAACACACTCTTCACTGTCCCTACTGGCTACGAAGCTAGAGTAGGCATGGTGTTTATAACCAACAATGGTGGCAACACAAAATCAATTAGTGCTGCATGGCATAACAACGGAAATACTATTCAGTTCGCAGCGGCTAAGAACCTTACAAGCAAAGAGGCTTTAAAGTTTGGCGGCGGTTATAGCGATTTTATGTTAATGGAAGAGGGTGATTACATGACAATGACTCCTGAAGCCGACTCTACATTTACAGCTATTGTTTCTTTCATGTTAGTAAAAAGCGACGGCACTAAGTTTGATTTAACTATATAGAAGAGGTTATTATGAATAGACCATTACCACAGAAAGGCGCAAGAATGACTACGAATAAAAAGACTAGGAAGAAGAAGCCTAAGAAGAAGTAAACTAATCCTTTGTGCTACCTTAGGATCGTGCGTTTGTTATAGGCACAAAAAAGCCCTATAGAGATTGGGATGCTCTATAGGGCTTTTTCTTACTTAGTTATATACCACAGACACCAGAAGCACACACAGCTTCACTGTTCTCTTCAAACACTACACCCTTGTGCTTCATAGCCTCTTTGTAGCTGCACATTGTTAACGGCTGACCACCACGCGCACCGTCAGGATAGCAAGTAAAGCCTCGTAGTCGTGGAGCATACTTAGCCAGTATTGTGGCAAACTCCATCACACGGTCTTCGTTGTTACCTTCACTACCCCAAGGCGGTAGGTTAATGGTAGATGAGATAGACATATCAACATAGTCCTGTACGTCAGCTTGGAACTTCAGGCGACGCTCAAAGTCATTAACCATTGATGATGACGTATCGATCTTATCAGGGTCTAAGCCGTGTGTCTTGATCAGGTCTTCTGCTGTAGCGTCTACAACGTATTCATACTTCCACTTGTCACCACCAACTAAGTAGCGACGCTTGTAGGCGACAGCGTACAGTGGCTCAATACCTGTTGTCGTACCCGCTAGGATGCCTATAGTGCCTGTAGGAGCGATTGCACGATAGGCTACAGGGTGATTAATACCAATAGCGTCACAGAGGGCGTTAGCAGCCTTCTCAGACTCATCACGATAGACCTCTAGCCACCTGTGCAGCTCTTCTGTAACCTCGTATGAACTCCCACGCTTCAGTAGGAACTCGTGCATACCCATCAAGCCCAAGCCAAGGCGTCTGTTCTTCTGTCTAACAGCGTACACTTTCTTGGTTGGTAGGTCGGCTGTAAGTGTGCCTGCGACAAGGAACATTGAGGCAACTCGAACGATTGAGCGGAACTCCTCGATAGTGTCAATAGCACCAATATTGATACTGCCGAGATTGCACACATCACTATCATCTTCACTGGTAACTTCTGTACAGGCGTTCCTGAGTGTCTCATTTTCTTTGTCTCCAAAGTTAAAGCTAAATCCGGGCTCTCCTGTCATTAATGCTTGACGGCAATTCTGTACAAAGGTCTCAGGTAAGAAACCATTGTTAACAGCATCTAAGAACTTGTCATCGTAGTTAAGACTAATGTTGGTCATGTCTAGCGGTGCAGGAAAGTTGAAGTTGTTCTGCTTAGCATCAAACACTGTAACGCCTTCAGCGATGGGTAGTGAGTGCCAATCCTTTGCTGCTAAGAAGGCTTTAGCGTCACCATGCTGCCAGTTTAGTGAGGCGTAGATAGCACTACGACGACTGCCGCCTTGCATCACGTTTCTGCCTATCTCGTTTATAGAGTTCATTAGTGGTAGTGGCCCTGACGCTACACCGCCTGTCCTGCCCAGTGGTGACCCGCTTGGACGAAAGACGCTGTAGTCGATGCCAATGCCGCCGCCGCTCATTAGGCAGTCGCTTGCTCGTTGTGTTAGCTTTCCCCATTCCTCTCTAGTGTCCTCTTCACCTTTCAACAGATAGCAGTTGTTGTAGAAACTAGCCTGCCTGCCTGCGTAGTAAATGTAACGCCCACCTGCCATGAATTTAAACTGCTTCATAGCGTTGCCCAGATACTCCGAGTCTTCAGGGGTCAGTATGCCTGTGCAGACATCGTGCATGAGGTCATCAACCTTCTCTGCCCAAGTCTGTGTTGGCGTTAGTGCGTACTTATGTCGGAATATTGACTCACCAAAACTGTTTCTAAAATCGCTCATGCTGCTTTTTCCTGTGTTGTTAGGCTTTTAAAGTCTTTTGTGTCTATGTAACAAACAGGCTCTTTGTCCTGCCAATCTCTCATTTGGTTTCTTCCACCAAAGCCAAGAGTAAACGCAACATTAGCTAAGTCAACAAAGGCTACGCAGTCTGTCCACTCAACAACAAGTAAAACAGGCAGCCCTGTATCTTGTGCTAAGCTCTTAGCCCCCTGTACTTTTGCTAAGGAAATCATTAGTGTTGGGTATTTGTCTTTGGTGTTTTCTCTACAACGCAGCTCAATCCAAGAAACTGGAGTTTTGTCACGCATAGCAAGACAATCCACACGGTACTTTATTGACACTTTATAGAGTTCACAATTCCAATTGCTTTCTACAATCTCAGCTAACGAACGCTCTCTAGCCTTGGTTGCCTCATTTTCGTACATTTGCCTACTCATGCTGCTTGACCTCTATCTGAATCTTTAATAAACACACCTGCACCGTTTAAGTAGCCTGTACGGTCTTTAATGTCTAGGTAGGCAACTTCTAAACACTCTTCCAATGTTAGCTCGTTCATCATGGCTAGGTTGTTCAAGACAACAAGACAGTCGCCTATATCGTCTGCAATGTCCCTGTGCTTTGCTACATTATCAGCAAGCTCGCCCACTTCACTAACTAACTTTAAAGCCTGTGTAGGCACTGTGCCGTTGACGAAGATGCCTCGTTCGCTGCTCCACTTAGTACACAGCTGTATTAACTCATCCATTCTAGACATTGCACTGCTCCTCTATAAGTCTGTCTAAGTACCAACGTGCTTTGCGTAGGTCTTCTATGCCGTTCTTGTCTTGCCAACGGTGTGTATACTTAATGACGTTACCGTTTAGGTAGCCTAGAAAGGCGTCCCTGTTGAGTCGTTCTTTCATGTACTCAATACACTCAATACCATTCCCCCTGTAGTGACTAGGGTTGATAGCGTCTTTATCATTCTGTGAGGCTTTCTTTTCGGCGTTTAGTTCTTCGTTAACGCGTCTAGCCTGCGCTCTACGTCTCTTGTTTACAGCGTCCCACTCTTCAGCAGGTGATTTGTCAAGGAAGCTCATCGTATTCTCCTAAATCTTCCAATATCTGATCTAATTTATCTTCTACTCTGTCTTCAAAACGATCTACTAACTCTGTGGAGTTTATCTCTAACGTCTCCAACACTGTTATCTCGTCTAGTAGATAAAGCTGTTCTTTAATCTCTGTGAATGTCTTACTCATTCTGTAGACTCTCCAAACTTCTTACGTAGGTATGACATACTAATTGGGAGTTCATCAAAGCTGCCGTTATCAACCTCGTTAAACACCCAGATACCACGCCATGACAGGTTTGTCTGTGGTGACAGGTAAGACTGATCCTCTTGGTAGAAGATGCCTGCAAACAACCCCGTCACTGACAGACCGTCGGCTCTACGAGCGTAGGCAATGTCTCTGTCCTGTACGTGTCCCATAACACAACTTACCATCTTCTTAGTCAGCAGCATTCTAGCAGACGCTACAGGGCGTCCCATGACACCGCTAGTGAAGTAGTGGCTGTAGGCAATACCGTTAATCATCTTAACTTCTAAGAACGGTACAACTTCCCAACCCATCTTCTCTAGACCAAGGTCATCAAATGACATCAAACCTTCAAGTTCAGGACTGTCTTCTACTGCTCTAGTAATCCTGTTCTCATGGTTGCCCAGTAGGAACACTAGCTTAGGCTTCCACAGCTTGTGCTTGTTAGTGCGTAGCCTTGCCTGCTCTTCCTTTATAGGCGCTAGGAAAGCCTCCATAGCCTGCTTACCAGACGCAACATCAGCTTGATAACGTCTGCCTTCAAAGGACTTCTTACCTTTGTCGTAGCTAGACAGGCTTGGAAAGTCCCAATGGTCGCCTAAGTGAATGATAACGTCAGGCTTCATCGCTACAGCGTACTTCCCTGCCCACGTTAGATGCTCTGTGTTAGAGTCAGGTTTGACTTGCGTGTCAGGTATGACAAAGTGTCTCATGTCTTTTTCCTCGCTGCACGTTCTTCGTTAGTTTTAGATTGGTGACAGGTTAGACACAGACACTGCATACCGTCTGCTTCACAGAACAACCTCTCTGAGAACCCTGCAATGTCTTTGTAGCTGCTTAACTTACCTGCCGGAACAATATGGTCTACTTGTATTTCTTTGTTGGTAAACCACTCAGAACACTCAGCACACTGATACTCATACTTGTGCCTGCATCCTGTTACTGTTCTCTCTGCATCCTTCTTAACTTGAAACTTCACAGGGTAGCGACTGTAAGCCTGTCTTAATGCTGACCGTATAAACTGCCAGTAACGAGCCTCAGTCCATGTCTTCCCTGCCCTAGTGCGTGGCACTCGTGGCTTCACCATAGAAACGCTCCCCTGCTGTACGCTCTCGTGGAGGCATCCACATCTGACCCTCTGTACGTCTTAGCCACAACAGCCTAGCGTTCTCTAACGCCCTGTCATAGCCTAGTTGGTCTTCGCAGATGTCCCACATATCAGTCTCTTTACGACACCCGCCAATGAGGTCTTGTGCTGCTCCTGCGCCTATACCGTCAACGCCAATGATATTATCAATGGTGTCACCTGTCAGTATTTGCTTATAGAAGTTTTTCAAGCCTGTCTCGGAAGTGATGAAGTAGAGGTCGCGTTTAACGAAGTTGTAGTGCATACCTGCTATTTGGTCGAAGTCTTTGTCAATGCTAACCATTATTGGGTCATGGTTGAGGTAGTGCGTAGACGCTGCGATAGCAATAGCATCATCAGCTTCTTCACCCTCCACCAGTACAGCTCCCCAATACTCTATAGCGTGTTGACGAACGTCAGGCAAGAACTCAGGCTTGGGTGTGTCTTTCCTGTTCCCTTTGTAAGGGGCAGTAGTGGCTACATCGTGTCTGAAGTTGTTGCCGCCTGTTATGTATAGAACGTAGTCGTGGTCTGGGAAGCCTAATAACACATCAGATATTAGACCGTTAAAACCTCTAATGGCTTGTGCGCTAGTCTCACACACACAAGCCACCCGATAGCAAAATATATCGCCATCAATTAGAAGCATTAGAGGGCAGCTTCCAGATTAATATCAATATCAGCACCTTCAGCTGTGTACTCATTCAAATCTGTAATGACTAGCTTTAGGCAGGTTGGAGAACGACCCTTCTTACCTTGGAAGTCCCAATCATACGAACCCAGTACAGCCTTAGCCTTGGACTCGTTACCGACAAGGCAGCTAATCTCGTCACCGTGCGTGTTGTAAGCTCGCATTGGGTTTGTAGACTTAACTGTAATGAAGTTACCTCGTGCATCGTCTTTGTTCTTCACAGCAAAGCCTTGCTCTTCTAAGGCTTCTACAGCGGCGTCAGAGAGACGAGACATATCTACCTGATACTTACCAGACATTTGGTTAGTAGTTGACAGGTTTGCCCAGTATAGTTCTGTGTTGATCGTTAATGGCTTGCTCATAATTTATATCCTCAAGTTGGAAGTTAAATGCTAACACTAATTGTGTGTTAAGTCAATGGGTTTGCGTCTGACATTGTTGAAGATTCTTCTATTCTCTGTGTGTCTTTCTCAACAAATCTAGTGAAGAAATCATCAATCCCTTTAGAATGATAGTGCTTTCTAGGGTATCCTAAGCGCCTCTGACACCACCTTCCAGTAGTCCAGTAGTAATCGTAGCGCCTCCAATCTACATAGATGCTTAAAAGAGTAGCTTTCGGAAATACCTCGACAGTCACGTCTTTATCTTTTAAGTATTCTAGTACATATTCCAGACTCTCGTCTGTGTCTCTTCGAAAGACGGCTTCGCCTTTCGAGTTCTTACGTACAAATTTCCACTCGTTAGTGTGTTTCACTCCAATTATCTCCTATTTGATATTCACCGTCCATAGGACAACGTAGACCCATCTCTACACCTGCCTGCTGCATAGCCTTCTTAAATGCTATGCCAACTGCCTTGGCGTAAGCCTCCGGTGTCTCCACCTGAAACTCGTCATGTACGTTAGCCACAATCTTGAAGGGTATCTGTAACTCCCTCAGAC